GAGACGATGCGCCTAACGCCCTCGGACCCCAATCACATTCTCAACTGCACCTCGCTGATCGAGATCACTTCGGAGACCTGATACGATGAGTACCCGCACGCGCGCCGGTGGCGCCTCTTCCGGTTCCGACCGCTTTTCCGAGATCGCCCCGCCGCGCGTGCAGCGGTCCACTTTCGACCTTTCGCACACACATAAGACGACGATGGATGCGGGCTACCTGATCCCGCTCCTCTACGAAGAAATGCTTCCCGGCGACGTGATTTCGTGCTCGCCTGAGTTTTTCGTCCGCTTCGCCTCTCCTCTCGAGAAGCCGTACATGGACGGCGTTCGCCTGGATTGGCAGGCGTTTTTCATTCCGAACCGTCTCGTTTGGGACAACTGGGTTCGGATGATGGGCGAGCGGACAGACCCGTCTGATCACAACGATTACACGGTGCCCCAGAACGAGGCCCCGGCCGGCGGCCATGACGTGGGCACCCTGGCCGATTACTTCGGCCTACCGACCGAGACCGACAACATCGACGTCTCGGCTCTTCCGTTTCGCGCCTACAACCTCGTTTGGAACGAGTGGTATCGCGATGCGAATCTTCAGGATTCAGTCGTCGTGGACGTCGACGACGGTCCGGACGATCCGGCCGACTACGTTCTCCTTCGCCGCGGGAAGCGCAAGGACTACGTCTCCGGCGCGCTGCCGTTTCAGCAGCGCGGCGACGCCGTGCAGCTTCCGCTCGGCACGACTGCGCCGCTTCAGGGCACTCCGCTGATCACCGGCGTTAGCGGCCCGATTTTGGAGGGCGCGCTTTCCGGTACCTCCGGCACGGTCGAAGCGTCCACAAATGCGACCCTTGCTCCGCTCCAGATTGACTCTGTTAGCGGGACGTTCACGGCCGGCGAGACCCTGCTCTGGGGCTCTTCCGGCCTCGGCTTTGACTTCAACGGCGCGACCGCCGATCTCTCAGCCGCAACGGCCGCATCCGTCAACGACATGCGGTACGCCATCAGTCTGCAGCGCGCGCTGGAGCGCGACGCCCGCGGGGGCGGGCGCTACCGCGAACAGGTGCTTGTCACCTTCGGCGTTCAGACCGACGATATCCGCCTGATGCGTCCCCAGGTCCTCGGTGTTGGCTCCATGCCGATCCATCCGCATCAGGTCCCGCAGACCTCGGAAACAACCGGTTCGACGCAGCTCGGTGATTTGGCCGCCTTCGGCGTGGGCGCCGGCGGCCAGCGGCGGTTTACGTTTTCGGCGACCGAGCACGGCATGGTTATCCTTCTCGCCTCTGTGCGCGCTGACCTCACCTGGCAGCAGTTTGTCGATCGACGCTTCACGCGCGAGTCGCGATTCGACTTCTTTCATCCCGATCTGGCCATGATCGGCGAGCAGCCCGTCCAGTCCCGCGAGGTCTGGTCCGACGGGACCGGCTCGCCTTCGCTCGGAACCGGCGACTTCGCCGTTTGGGGCTATCAGCCGAGGTGGGAGGAGATGCGCCATCGACGCTCCCTCGTGACCGGCGAGTTCCGTTCCAACTACACGGCGTCTTTGGACGTGTGGCACCTCGCGCTCGATTTCGACACCCGCCCTTCTCTCAACGATGCGTTCGTTCAGGAGGACCCGCCCATTGACCGCGTGGTCGTCTTGCAGGACGAGCCCCAGTTCCTCGTCGACTGCCAGTTCACAATGCGCATGGTGCGTCCGATGCCGCAGCGCTCGACGCCCGGGCTGACCCGTTTCTGATGGCGCTCGCGATCCCGCCCGTCGGTCTGCGATCGCCTATGTCTGCCACATCCGGTGCCGCATCCGGTATGGGGTCCTCCCTCGCCGGCGGTCTAGCCGTCGGCGCAGGGATGGGCCTCGTCGATTCACTCGTCAGCTTCGGTCTCGGACAGGCTTCGGCGTCTAAGGCTTGGGATCGCTACAAGAACAGCCTTACCCGCGGCCCGTCCTACGCCATGACCGGCTATCGCAAAGCCGGAATCAACCCGATCCTCGTCGCGCGCGGCGGTAAGCTCGGCGCGACCTCGAACTTCACTACGCAGGGCGTGGGCCATAAGGCCGGCATTTCCCAGGCCGCTCAGGGCCTGCGCCTCCAGAACGCGCAAATCAAGCTTATCGAACAGCAAACCGCGACCTCTGCCGCGCAGGCCAGCGACCTAGAGGCCCGCGCCCGTTACACCGACTCCCAGAACACCGACCTCCAGTTCGCTTGGCCAAAGAAGCGCGTCGAGCGCGACTACTATGACTCCAGTCTAGGCGGCTCTCTCACCCAGATCCGCATGACCGTGCAGGACCTTAAGCGCACGCTCGTGGGCGCCGGTTCGCACAGCAAACTCATGTCCTTCGACTCCGCCGTTACCGGCGGCGCTCTTGCATTCGGCCACTGGCTTCTCCAGGAGGGCAACGCCGACTGGCTCATGACCCAGGGCAAAGAGCTACTGCCGAAGGTCAAACAACTCGTGTCCCAAATCACCCAGTCGACGAAGGTTCCGGCCAAGATTCGACAGATGCTCAGTCGAGCCCAGGAGAGTTTCTAACATGCCCCGCCGCAAGACTCGCGCGACCACCCGTCGGGCCCGCTCGCTCGACGAAAAGGTCCTGACCGACCAGACCGGCCACATCACGGCCGACATTGACAGCCTCGTCGCCCAGTACCGCAAGACCGGTACGTTTCCTCGCATGACGGTTCACGACGGCCTGTACGGGGATTTTTCCGGTCCCCAGGACCTCCAGGACCAGTTCCTGGCCGTTCAGGCCGCACAGGACCGTTTCAACGACCTCCCGTCTAGTGTCCGCAAGCTCGCGGACCACAGCCCCGTCCGCCTCCTCGAGATGATGGAGGACCCGGAGACTCTCAACGATCTCATGGACGCGGGACTGATCCTCACCGACGAAGAGGGCGAGGCAATCTCGCGACCCGAGCGCCCCTCTCTCGTCGAAACCGAGGCCGCTCCCGCGGCCGATCCTGTCGAGCCCAGCGAGACCCCCACCGCGCCTACGGCGCGATCCGAGGCGTAGCCGAGGCCCACAGCTTGGCACTCGTACTCCTTGTTTACTAAGTGCCAACTGACAGCCCCCTGTAACCGAAGCGTAAACCCGCACACCCACTAGGCTTTTCGTGTTTTCGACATGTTAGGCCAAACCTGTCCCCCGAAGGAGACACAATGCGACGACGCAGCAGCCGACGACGAACGACCCGCCGGAAGAACCGAGCTTGGCGAAAGGGCCGCCGGATGCACCGGATGAACAGGATGCGCCCGAGGCGTGGAGGCTTCCGACTCTGATGCCCTGCTACGACCCTCATCGGGTCTTGCGGCGTAGCAACGGCGAACTCGACTGGCGATTCACGCTCGCCGCCTCGCGCGACCAAAAGCCCGTGTCAGGACACGTGGCGGCAGTCCCGTGCGGCAGGTGCATTGGATGCAAAGCGTCCGCGGCCAAGGACTGGTCGGTGCGCTGCTTTCATGAGTCCCTCGGACACCGACGACTATGGCGCGACCCCGAAACGAAAGTCACGGCGGAGATTCCGAACTCCGTCGTCTTGACGCTGACCTTCGACGACGCCCACCTACCCGCCGACGGCTTGCTGGACCACTCCATATATCAGAGGTTCTTGAAGCGCTTGGCCTATCACCGCGGCGCGAGTCCGCGGATGTTCATGTGCGGAGAGTACGGCGGTAAAACCCTACGCCCCCATTTTCACGCAGTTCTGTTCGGCATCGATTTCGATGACCGACATAAGGTGCAGCTATCCGACGGGCAAATCGTGGATATGTCCGAAGAGCTCGACTCGTACTGGTCCGACGACTACGGGAAGCTAGGCAACGCTACCATCGACGACTTCAGCTTTGAGGGCGCCGGCTACGTGGCCGGCTACGTCGCGAAGAAAATGACCGAGGTGTTCGACCCCCGCCGCATGGTCTGTGTGACAGATACGGTCACAGGCGACGTGCGCTATGTGGATCCCGGACCTGAGTACCGCAAGATGTCCATGAGGCCCGGCCTCGGCCGTGATTGGATCGAGGAACACCTGGATGAAGTCTACCCCGCCGATCTGGTGTCCATTGGACCCTACAAGTTCAAGCCGCCCACCTACTATGACCTCGTGCTCAAGCGCGTGGATCCCGAGCTGCATCGCGAGGTGCTCGAAAACCGCCTTGCGGGAGAGGCGGAACATGCGCGAGAATGGACCCCGGAACGCGCGTCGAAAGCGCTGACGATTTTTATGGACGAGAAGAACAAAACCAGGCGTAAGGACGTCCTATGATTCTTGACTTCGTGCTTCCCGTGCTGAAAACCCTCCTTGCGACCGTCGCCACTATCGGCGGCGTTTCTATTGGAGGCATCACCGATGCTCAGCCTATTCACACTGAAGGACGTCAAGGCCGGCTCGTCCATGATTCCGTTTGCTGCCCCGAACGAGGCAGTAGCGATCCGGGATGTGCAGACGTACATCCGCGAGAGTCGAATCCCCAACCCTGAGGATCAGGAGTTGTACCGCGTCGGCTCTTACGATCCGGAGACGATGCGCCTAACGCCCTCGGACCCCAATCACATTCTCAACTGCACCTCGCTGATCGAGATCACTTCGGAGACCTGATACGATGAGT